CGCACATCTAATTTCCTCTCGGAGCTTAGCTCCTGGAGGAAGGTCGGCCGAGGCGAAGGCAACGAAATCCTTTAAGGAAATCGTGACTTCGACCCACCCCAAACCATCATGGTACGGGGACTACGAGACCTCTATGAGGCGAGTAGTGAGGATTTGTCGTAACTTGTACAAGCCGACAAACATCCTTGGTGAGCATATCTCCACGAGTAACTCTGGAGATCGGGTCTATTCGTCAAAAGATGGCGGAAAATCCGCGGCTCTCTTAGAGAGCTGTGAAACTATTCTCAACGAGATTCCTCTTGAAGATGAAATTCTCGAAACCAGCCCGCTAGGCCCCCTCTTTTTCTACAAGGGGATCTGCAGGTGGCAGTCGATCGATCTGTCGGCGGATCGTTCGAAGTCGATCAAATGGATGTCGGATTATCCGGCCACCATTGTCGACCGTCCTCCGCCCCTTTATGGGGCGAATGACTACACAGGAAACTGCATCTTATATGTTGCATACCGAGAGTACCTCGCTGCGGCTAAGCCGTACGAGGTTCGCCTGGAGACTGTATCAGAACCAGGCGGAAAGTCACGGTGCATCACTGTTGCTGATTGGTGGTTACCCACCCTGCAACAGGGTCCCACGCATGTGTTCGCCGAGTTACTCGGGTCACACCCTTCTGCTCACTCCTGCTTTAAGCGGGAGGATCAGGCGTGGAACGCACTTCGGAACCTATCTAAGATAGGCCACGAAAAGATCAATGAAGGTTTCGCCTTCTTGACTTCGGACTTCACTTCAGCCACTGACACGGTACCGTTCTACTTAGTTGAATCGGTAGTCCGTATCATGCTGGAGGAGACAGGGCTGATAAAACGATATTCGTTTTTGCTCGACCTAATTGGCACGCGTCGTGTAACACGACGGCAGCGTCGATGGGTAAAGGGGGAGCCTACGGCGAAGACACTTAGTGTCGACACGTATGACTCAACGCGCGGAATCATGATGGGCGAGCCTCTATCTAAGATAGTTCTCGTACTTTCCATCCTGGCCCTTGAGGAATATACTTATAGTAAACACCTCAACCTCCGCTACGACCGTGAGTATGGTACTCGCGACGCAGCCTGGAGGGCGTTCCATATTGGCGGTGATGATCACTTGGCCTATGGACCTCTTGCGTACCTCCAATCCCTTGCTCTAGGAGCAGAGGAGATTGGGTACATACCCTCGAAAGGTAAACATTACCTCTCGCGATCTGCTGTGCCGTACACCGAAAAGCTTTTACTCCTTAAAGGAAGTAGGA